TTATCTTGCGTTTATTGATATATCAAAGAATGCGTTTCCTGTATTAAACATGTTTTGTTTTATATCGTCTGATGCTCCAGCTCTAAATATTCTCCTGAAATATATCCTTCCATCTGCCACATAAGGCTCTACGGCAAAAAGATTGGTATCTGATCTTATTGAGGTTGTAAGATTATTTGTTATTGAGCCAACAGCACTACCTGCTATTGTTGATAGGTAAGGAGGTAGTTGAATGTAAAATGTATCTCCTGAAGAATTATTAGTTATATTGCATGTTATAACTACACGTCCAATTACGTTTTTTTGTAAAATATTATGCGTATATGACTGATTTGTATATGTACACGGTATATTTACTGTTGGCTTGTAGCTACCGCTTGCGATTGGATACAAATATGTAGATTGCATATTTCCACCATAAACATAGTTGTTTAGCGGGCTTGCCGAATCTGTAAATGTGAAAAATCCATCATCTTCAATGTATGCATAATCACCTATTAAGGGGCTAATAAAGGTATTCTCAGAACCAGATATCAGAAAAACCTTACCATATTTCAAGCCACAATCCTGATGAGATAGGTTCCTAGGTGATAAAAATGTGTTGTTAAAACCAGAAATTACATAACCAATCCCTCCATTTGTAATACTGGCTGCTTGTGTTTTGTTTATTTTTTTCGGTGAGTCAGAATAGAATTGCACTACGTTATTACCACTACCGCTCATTTTAAGGCCGAATAACATATTACGAGTGGTTCTATCTGGTGATGACATTCCCCAGCAGTGGGCCTTTGATACTTGATTAGCATTTCCAGGCATATCAAGTCCAGTAGTATATCCTGAAACTATAACGTTAGAATAAAATGAATCTGACGTTTCATGTCTAATTCCTGCATAATCATGAGAGTTATTTTGATCAAAAGGTGCAATGATTGAAATGTTTGATATGTTCCATCCATACCCCTTAACAATCTTAATTCCTCCCCTTCTCATGTTGAATGTTCTTAATCTTGATATGATCGGATCCACTCCATCAGTACCAAGAATACCAACAGCATCTATTACAGAGTCAGGGGCAATATATAGACCATCAATATGAACTCTATCACCTGTATCTATTGCCGTTATTCCATCATTGTAAGGATCCCTCCACGCGTCGTCTTTTACCTCAATAACAACATCATCTGAAAAGTCACGGGGTTTTATTTCTCCGAGATGCGTGACTCGTGAACCTGATTTATGAATAAGTCTTTCAGTTATACAACTTTTACCTACAAAAATAATATCTCTTTTGTTATCAGCAGACCAGTCAAGAGCAGTTTGATTTGCTACTGTATCATCAGTTACACCATCACATTTGGCACCAAAATATTTATTGGTAGGAATGTCTTTTAGAATGTCGCCAACACTTCTAACAATGAATGGAGCTGATCCAGTCATGACTATGTCAGCACCAGAACTACTCTCAAGCTGTTGCCTTAACTGATCTGGATCGTATTTTAATACATTTGGAAAATAAAACTGCTGAGTGCCATATGCATCATATACAGCCATAGAATGGCCTTGCACTGTAACGAACTTGGCAATCTGTCCGTTATATACCGGATAACCAGCAGCGTTAATGATGATTGGTTGAGAAACAGGAACGTGAGAGCCGTCTTCGTTCTCCACATAAACCTGAATCTGGTTTTCAGGATTTACCGGATCCGTGTCAATTTTACCGATATAAATTTTGCCATTGGCTACGGCTTTAAAAGAACGAGCCATAGTGAAGAGTTGCGAAGGCATGCTTACCACAACATTGGCGGTGATATTTGACATTTAATTTGCTCCAGATACAAGGAATCGCCGCAGCATGGCTACGGTGAATTTTGGGCATAAAAAAACCCAGCCGAAGCTGGGTCGTTGCGTTGGTTATCTGTCAGTAGTTATGTACTGAAGGAGGTAATTCTTTATTCTTAAGTCTCATCCATGCGGAAAGATTCGTTGGTCCGTCTGGCTCATTGATATCAACATCTCGTGTGTGATTGATTAAAACGTCTCTCGCCATTCCGATAACATACGAGAATTCATGACCGTAGTCGTAGCATCTGCCGGAATAGTTCGATTGAATTTGTTTTAATGCCGGATACAGTTCGCGGAATAATGCCTGTGAACGGTTAGCATAATCCCATAACCATACAAGGCTGTTTGCTTCTTTTGCAGAAAGCTCGTTGGTTTTCTTCTCTTGTTTGCCAATGAACTCACCTTCAAGTGGAACTCGAGCTGCAAGTGACAGTGCTTCGGTAAACTGCTCCTCACTGATTTCTTTGTACGAACATCCAAAATGGGATTTCAGTGACGACCACATGGTGATCATCGCCTTAGCCTGTTTTTCTTTTGGCAGAGACTGACCGCGACTCATGACGAGTTGTTTAATGGCTTCCTGCTGTTCAGTGGTGATTTTACCCGGCAACGCCCTTTTAGCTTTGCGTGGGTTAACTACATGGCCTTTAGTCCAGTACTCGTAGAGCACATCGTCACACTCTTCCTGATACTGGATTACCTTGTCGCGGATTTCAGGGCGGACTTTGTTAGGGCTGATGGTTTGCAGCCAGCCAGCAAGTTTGCGAAGTGCCAAACAAATAATCTCACGGCACTGTTCATCACCAGGAAGCTGCATTGTGATTTTCACAATGGAGGTTTTAAACCGTTGCTTTATTTTCGTAAACTGTGAAGCCCAATCCATACCCATACCTTCAACGATAGGTTTCATTGGGGTGTACGGCTCACCGTTGTGATTGACGACATAAAGCTCTGCGCCGTGGAATGGCACGTTGATAGTAGATACTGCTGTTGCTATACTTTTCATGTCAGTTTTTCCTCAAAATTTACTGGCGATTTAAGCCCGAGCTACTCGCAATAGCTTGGGCTTTACTCATTCTGGACAAACAATTCCATCCTTAGCTACTGACTCCTTTAGTCTCCTCAATACTTCATTACTGAACGACCGATCATCCTTTTTCGCGGACTGCTCCAAAGCCTTTTCCAGCCATTCTGGCATCCTTAATGTCTTAACTTTCATTTTTGCTCCTTTGTATGTGGTACGCATACATAGTATTTAGGTACGCATTGATAGTCAATAGATACCTACATATCCTGTGGTAAAAAATTATTCAGGATGTGCCGATGTCTGATCGTAAGTACAAAAACCCTCAAGTGAATCTGAGGCTTCCTGTAGAGATAAAGGAACGTCTTATTGAACTGGCTGAGGCTAATTCTCGTTCATTAAATGCTGAGATGGTCGCGGCACTTGAGGCGTGGACAGAAAAAAATAAACACATTCAAGCACTAGACCTTGCAACTATAGCATCACGATTGATAGATCTTGAACACGATGTTGAGACGCTGAAAACCATGTATGGCAAGGATGCAAAATGATCGATTACAACCCAGCAAAAAAAGAAATAATCGCAGCTAAAAAGTGCCTAGAGCAGATGAAATCATCTACAAACCATGATGATTTTGAAATGCACTGGCGAGAATGTCTTGGGCATATAGAAAAGTCTTTCAGTAAGTTGCTCTGTGCAACAAAGCCGGTTAGTGGAAAATTTAGCAGCCACTTCAACCAAAAGTTCATGCTTAGAAAAACAGACAAAACACTTGCTTACCTTCACCAAGCAAGAAATGCTGATCATCATTCCACTATGGAAATCTCAAAACTTGAACCTCCTTATACTACTCTTGGGGCATTTCCGGGAGCAAGAAGCCATTATATTAAAGAGTTAATCATTGATTCAACAGGGAAAATAGCAAAATACGAAGGCGACCCTATGATAGTTGAGTTTCATCCAGCAACAACTATGCCTATAACCGTAAGAAACCAAGGCAAAGATTATCCACCTCCAACAGAACATCTTGGCGAAAAGCTTGTTGATATACATCCATCTGTTCTTGCCTATCTCGGTATACAATTTTATGAAAAATGGATAGATGAGTCGTGTGCAACGTTTAGATAGTTATTTTTGATAATTTCAAGTATTTCCTCTTGACTTTGATTTACCCAAGCGTGATCACTCTCATGAAACCAGATTATGCTTCCTGTTTCGCCTTGTGCAATATAGGTGATCATGTTTTCATTAACAATTATTACTGAGTTATCATGTGCGCAATTTAGTTTTATCATTTCGCATATCCTATCGTGACAAAGTAACTAGAAAAACTAAAGAGGTTGGTGTGTATATATCGCTATCTACCATTTTTTTCATCTGCTTAGCTATTTGGCTTTTAAGAATATGGCAGGATTGCTCTGTCAGCCATGCTGCTGCGGTGAGAAATAAAAACGCCCTCATAAAAGAAGCTGAAAACGTTGTCTTATCAATGGATCACCTTTCATGGACCGAGATGACTACAGGGCAACAAGAGGTTTATGAGTGTGCAATTGAGCGGTTAAGGCTGCTTAAATCGTACAAAAAGAACCACGCACCCGACTCATTCCCATTCCTGAAAGAATGGCCGAGATGGTATGACCCGAAAAAAGCAACCATCAACCGCTAACCAACTTTTTACTGCTGGGCTTTCTCACTTGAAGCCTGAATTAGAGGTGTAAGAGTTTCAGATACCCGTCTGATCGCTCTATCATAAGCAGTACTTCCTTTTGGCGTGTTTGCTAACTTTAGTAATGCGTTCCTCATCGCGCGTGACTCATAGCCCCTGCCAGCCATACCGATACCAGCTCCAACTGCCGCAACTTTTGCAAACATTGGATTTGTAACAGACGCAAGAGCTGTTATCAGCGCTGCTGGACCAGCTACCATTTGCCCTGTTAGTGGGCTTGCGGCAGCAGTAGCTGCCTGTCTAGTGGAATCAAGATATTTCATTATCCCATCAAGCTGTTTCCCATGCTCTCCTCTGAAGAACGTCTCAGCCTGCTTCCGATTCCTTTTCATTTCATTAATAAACTTCTCAACGCTAAGCTTTCCTGAATCGCTTGTCGCCTTATCCATTGCACGCTGAACAAGTGCTGCTCTAGCATTTTGACGCCCACTATCATCAAGCAATCGATAAAGTTGCGCCCTTTCCGCTGGGCTTTGGCTGAATACTAGTTTAGTGACATCTTCTGGCGTTGTTTTACCACTCTGAATAGCTTTTTGGACACGTGTATTGCTCATCATGTCGTTGAACTTTGCCCAAGAACGATCAACACGCGACATGTTTTGCGCTTCCTTCGCACCTAGTTTTGCGCCAACCGCTTTTTTCATGTCTGTTGTGTATGCGTTATAAACAGACTGCGCAGCTTTCTCCAGCGTATCTCTATCGACCTCGTCAGGTGCTGCCATAAAGCGCTTACGTAAGTTTGTACGGTTTTCTCTAGCTAATTGCAGGTTATTTGGACCGCTGGTGATGTCATTTCTAAACTGTTGAAGGACAGAAACAGCTGAGCGGTCTTGCGATACTCCTGGGCGAGTTAACTTGGAAATCTGCTCATCAATTGCTTTCACTGTTCCAGTGATGTCAACAGGAGTATCCCCCATCAAACTGATGATCCTGTCGTACCGCTTGCCAGCAGCCTGAATAAATTGCTGCTGACCACGAGTAGCTGATTGGTAAAGTTGTGCGTCAGATATTCCACCAACATTATCGCTAAATGTTCTAACTAAATCTTCCCTGGCCTTTTGCTGTGCATTTCTTATCCCACCCGTTCCGGCTATTGGGATTCGTTCAGCCATAGCTCGTGCTTGCTTACCAATATTTGTTCCCGGTTCCACAAGATCTGTTGTCATCAGTGGCAAGTTGTTCTGCTTGGCAAAGTCAATCTGAGCTTGTTTTTCAGGAGCAATCTTACCCATAGCAGAACGAGACACTGCGCTTGCGGTGTTTTCTACACCCTTCAGTACCCCACCAAGACCAGCAGAAATTGCAGTTTGAACTGGATTAACATTCTCACCGCCAGCGATCTTAGTGGCACCCTGTAAAGCTAAATCAGTAGCGCCTGATTTTAGTGTTGCACCTACAACAGACGCAGCTCTACCTGCTGGAGTGAATGCAAGAGCATTTGCCAAGAATGACGTTATATCCTGCGGTGACAAACCAGGCTTGTTAAGTGCATATTCCCCTGAAGGAAGGGTGACTATGGAATTTCCCTTCTCATCCTTCCGGATTTTCCCGCCAATACTTTGCAGTATTTTCTCCTGTGAAGCGTCGGAACCAAATAGCTGCCCCAGTCCAGCACGCAGCGCATCAGTGCTTAAGCTATTAAGCTCTGGAGCAGACCCAACATTTTGCAGTCTCTCCATTTCTGGTGTCATTCGGCTTTCACCGGTAACGGCATCGCGCATTGCAGCACCTAAAACAGCCCCTTGCTCAGCAGAGCGATCTAGTCCTTCCTTCTGCTGAGTGGCAAGCTGTGCATATCCTGATGCAAGTGAGTTGTCTGCTGGAGATTGCTGAACACCTTGTTGTGTTGGTGCTGACTGACCAGCAAAATACTCATCAATGGCGGTGCCAATATCTTCGGTGCTAGTACCATCAGGAAAGGTAAATGTCTTACCGTTTGCAGTTACTTTCATCATTCCACCGTAAATTGAATGCCTGATTTTGAGGTATATGATCCAACCTGATTCCGTGGTTCTCCTGAAGGTGTCGAATCTTGTGCTGGCGCTGCGTCAGTATTCATTGACATATACCGCTTGACGGCACTCCCCAATGATTCACCTTTTTTAACATCCAACCCCAATATCTGACCGCCATTACGCGATTGTCCTGGATTGCCATTCGCGCTCATCCACTCGGCTTTAAACTCATTAAACTGCGCGTTTCGTCGCTCAAGGTTTGCCATTGCATCAAGCCATCTTGCGACCGTCTCAGGGTTATCCATGTCAGTTGGCGCACCCTGTCGAACGATCTCAACGTCTTTATCCGTTGCTGGGCCGGGAGGTAGGAATTTAAGAACCTGACTGTTAACAAGGGCATTTTGGCGAATGCGCAAATCACGCAATGTCGTATCGCTTCCGGTAAGTTTTGCGAACATGTTCTGTGCGTTACCGAACAAGCCGGTCGTTGGTTTTTCTGCTCTAAACTGTTGAGCAAGCGCACTCATGGAATTGGCTGAGTTTGATGATGCTGTGGCATTGTTTACAGCCGTCTCGATGCCTTTTTCCATGTTTACTGACAGCTTAGGTGCTTCGCTAATCAACTGCTGAGCCTTTTCCTGCGCTTGCTGCATCTTAAACCCGAACTCTTGCTGATCCAGAGCCAAGCGTTGTGCTGCGATATTGTGCCCAGTCATTGCTGACTGATAGGAAAGGTTTTGCCCTCTCGCCTGAAGTGCTTCACCAGCCTGATTGCTGCGGATTGTCTCTGCCAGCCTGCCTCGGTCAATCTCACGACCAGCCATCTTGTCCTGAACATTGAAGTAATCAATCGGACCAAGAGCAGCCATTCCAAGGTGATCAACAAACTCACCAAATCCTGAAGGGTTCTGCTGATACATCTGAGCAACGTTGTTAGGATCAACACCGACGCGCGCCAGCTCCTTGGCGTTGTTTTGCAGCCATGATTGCATTGCTTCTGGAGACGATGACGCAAGGCGTGCGCCAGCCGCTAAGGTACCGATAGAATTACGCTGCTCTTCATCAATGAATCCCATGCCTTTACGAACGGATTCAATCTGGTCTGGATATTGAGTAGCCAACTGACGCAAAGCACCGCGATCACCAGACGCATAAGCATTAGCGTATGCCTGCTGAAATTCTTTCTGCCGCTGAGCCTGCTTTTCCTGCTGAAACACCCCCGCAATACCTGAAAGGCCTTGCAAAGCAGTCAGCCCAACATTGTTAGCGCCTGAACGCTCAATATCATTGTTCTGCCTGATAAGCTGAAGCGTATTGCCGATGTCATTTACGCTCGGAGCGTTTGAGTTGACGCCGCCGATACCAGCCAACAATCCGCCGTTTGTTCCTTGCCAAGTAGCCATGATTACCCCTTAAAACAACGAGCCAAGCAATCCGATACCAGCACCAATGCCAGCGCCCCAAGGCGTTGATGTTCCCAAAAGGCTGGCAAGACCTGCACCGGCAATCGCACCAGACGTGCCACCGCTAATTGCAGTCTGAAGACTTGATGGTTTATTGGCATTAGCAGCGGCAAGTGCTGCGCTTTGCTGTGCAATGCTGCTCATGTTGTTGGCGTACGTCTGCCCGGCGTTTGCCTGACCTTGCAGCGCACCAAGCCCAACGTTTGCCAGATTGTTGTAATTGCTCATCTGGTTTGATAACCAAGACTGACCGAGTGTCGGCGCGATCGTAGCCAGTTGATTGCTTGTGGCTGTCGAACCAAGTCCACCCGTCGCCTCCGCAGCAGCAAGACTCTGGTAACGAGCCTGACCTGCAAGGTCTTTATACTGCTGAGAGTTGTAATACTGATTAAGTGCCTGCCCCTGACCTTCTAGACTGGAAAGGTTCTGAAGCTGGTTAACATACTGCTCCGCAAGAGGCGTGAACGGAGCAAGGTTTTTCATGATCGTCTGCCACTGCTGATTTTGCAGGTCTGCGGCATACTTCTGAGCTTCTGCTGCATACTTTGCGCTTTTATCAGAGCTGCCACCTTTCCCGCCTTTTTCAGGGCAATAAGGTTCCTCGCCGCGCAGTTTTCTGCCCAGCTTAAATGCATATAACATGGCTATCTCCCGTGATTCAGGAAGTCGATTAGTTCTTCGCGTGTTGCGCTGTAAAACGTCACGTCATCCACGCCTTTGAAGTATTTCTTGATGGTTCCTACACGATTAAGGCCAATCATTGCGCAGTACATCTGACCGTGGCGGAATTTGCGTGCAGCGAACGATGTGACGCACTGAACGGTGGTGTTAGTCAGAATGTATCGCCAGAACGCCAGCCCGATTTCCTTGCTGAATCCACGAACCTCTGGCAGGTACATGGCGTGGCAATCGAAGGTCAGCGGCTGAATCTCCTGATAGTAAACAATGCCGCCAAACTGCCCGTGCACGTTCACCTCAAAGTAACGGCATTCAGGTTTGTAGTCGTATCCATCACCGTTGTTGCTACCAGCGATAATGTCAGGGTGATTTCCGACTGCTTCGATCAGGTCGATGTTTCGCGTTGGTTTGAACTGAATCATCACTGCTCCGCGATTATCTTGATGGTTGTGGCAGTAAACGCCGCACCATTTGACTGAATGGTTAACGTGCTGCCATTTGTGGCAAGAAAGCCGTCTTTATCCACGCTGAAGAACGTAGCTAACAGGATGTTATCGGTTGTTGTCGCCGCATTACGACTGCTCACAAGTGTGTCAGGAACAGAGCCGGAAAAGGTTAGTTGCATTGATCTGTTGGCGGTTCCGCTGGGCCACGTCCCGACAATCGACAGCTTGAAGAACAAGGTTTTGTTCTCGTTGAACACAACCATCTTGTTGTTAACGGTGTCGAAGAATGGTGCCAACGTCCCGGATGACGGCGTGAGCGTTTTCAGCAGGCTAACAAGGTTGGTCGGCGCTGTCGGGATGGTTACAGATACACCAGAGTAAACAACCTCTGACTTCTTGCGTGTGGTTGCATACTCCAGAGCATCAATGCGCGTTTCATGGTCTGAAACCTGCGACTCCAGCGACTGAACTCTGGTATCAAGCGACGCAATATCGCTTTCATTCTGAGCGATTCGCGTTTCATGTTCCTGAAGAGTTGATTCTGCCTGGCTGATTCGCTCCTCATGATTAACAAGCGTTGCTTCCGCAGCAGAAATTCGCTGCTCATGGTCAGCGAGAATCACATCCTGCTCATCGTTCCTGACTTGTGCATCATAAGCGCCCTGTCCGGCCTCGTTGGCCTTGTTAGCCACGTTACCAACATCAGTACCCTGTGCGATAACGTAAAGCAGATACGACTGCGAGAAGATATTGCGTGGAAGGACTGATGTGTCGAGCCGTGTAGCCTGAATGATTACCGGCACATTGAGATTCGAATCCGCCATTACTCAATCCTTATCTGAGCGCCAGACAGAGTGACAGGTGACTTCGTGATAACGCGCAATTTGAAGCCAATGTTTTTCCTGATGCGCCCTACTTTCTTCCACAAAACGCGTTTGTCGTAAACGAACGGTTCATTCTGCTCAATCATCTGCTCACGCCCGTAATTGATGCCGTCAGTGGTTGCAGAGAGGAACAGGCGGTCGGCGTACTGAGCTACGCCAGTGGATGATTCCACCTCCAGATCGAAGCATCTGGCGTTATCCGCTTTGAACAACGGAGTAAACAGAAGGTGTTCCTGTTGCTTGTCGTACTGGCTGCTGATATCGAACTGCAATTTCCCGGTCACCGATTCCAGCTTATCGCCGCACGTTATCTGATTGCCTTCGTAAATGAAGTCAATAGCGCGGTACACATCGTCATACAGGCCTGTTTTCAACACACACCATTGCGGACCATTGGCGCTTGAAGATGCGTCGTAAACAAGAACATGGCGCGGCAGGTGAATAATCAGCAACTCATGAGCATCAAACCGCAACGATTCCATCACGCCATCAGCCAGTTCATCAGCAGTGTAGGAGCGTAGTATTTTCTCAATGCTCGCGCTGGCGATTGGTGATACCTGACCGGAGCCGATGATATATACAGACGGCGCACCTGTTGCCGGATTGCTGATGAACGCATAAGAATCAGCGAATGGCGTTTTGCAGTAAGTCCCGGCAATGCCTTTCTGCACCATCAGCGATGGCTGTGCGACATACAAAGCGGCACCAACGGTGGTTGCACCCGTCAGGGAGAAATATTCAATCGTCGATGAGCCAAAGCAGACGATGAAGTCTCGCCATCTTCCGATGCCGATGATGCCGTCCGGCTGCGATTCTGCGCGATATTGTGCGCTGTAACGGTCAGGATGCGATTCGTCTTCAAGGTCAGTGATAAACCATGAATCAGTTCCGTCTTTTGACCACGCATAACGCCCACGTAAGCGCGTAATGTCGCGGACTGAGCCTAACTCATACTGCGTGAATCCGCTGTCTGTAGGCCAGTTTGAGACGGTTTTAACCGTGCCATCATAACGATACTCGACCAGTTGACCATTAACGCCTACCGCCTGAGATGTTCGACCATGCGCCATTGATACGCGACCACTTCCGGCGACGTCACCGACTTCGCTTTCACCCTTATACAACTTGCCACCGCAAACGCGATAAACAGCATTCTGCGCCATGTTGTACTCGACACCGCGCGATACACCATTCACATCAGAACGTTTGGCAATGCCCGGGAATGAGCGAAGATATCCCGATGAATTCAACACCTCCTTGGGCGTAGCTAAAAGATTGACTGGAAGTTGGTCTATATAATCAGCATTAACCGCACTTTTCCCCAATCCCTTCATTAGTGGTAGTTGTTGTATTGCCATTGGAATCAACCTTTATATGAACCCAGTTAGCATCACGCTTTAGCCTACTTGCCCAGGTCTTAGATATCCCGTACTTAGCCGCAATTACTGACAAGCTTTCTTTTGATGACTTGATTGCAAGAACATCGTCATCACTCAACTTGTGTTTTGGGTGCTTGGTTCCGAAAAACTTGATTGGTTTCTTTAATCCGGTGGCGTATGCATGTTTGATGTTTTCGCTTTGAGTGCACCACTCAAGATTATTGACGTTATTATTGAGTGGATTGCCATCAATATGATTTACCTGAGGCTTGTTTTCAGGATTTGGCAGGAATGTCATTGCAACGATTCGATGGGCAAAAGTCCATTTTGCTCCGATATTATAAAGCACCCTTCCCTGATTGATTTTAGGCTTTAACCAGCGCCCCTTTCTGAGTTGCGTGCTGCCATGCGCAGCCTTAACAACACGTGAGTGAGAATATACCCTGCCATCTTCTGTTACGGCATAAACACCTTCAAATCCAGGTATATCTTTAGCATTCTCAGAAAGCATATCTACTCCTTAAAGTTTCGATTTTTCATGTGCTTATTATATCAAAATTGCCAGCATATTCACTGGCAGATAGTCGATATAGTCGGCGTTTCTAAAGTCTTTGCCGACACCTTTCATAAGCGGAAGTTGCTGAATCGGCATTTATTCACCTCACGTACTCGGATCATCTTTCTCGATGTAAAACCGATTCCACGTAAACGCGCTTTTGTTACCACTACCGCGAGGCATGTCATTTCGCCGCTCAAGTGGTGGTATTTTGGTTAAAGCGATGCAGATTGTCTGATATGCGCTGTCAGCAGCGGTAAGGAGAGCATCTGACGGCTGAATGACGTTATCTATGCACACTTGCACAGCGAGTTTCAAAGCGATGCCATCATTTGCCCATGCAGGGATACCTGAATCATCGTCAGGTAACGGCATGATGCCGTTTTCTGTATCAGCAAACTGATATCCAAGCTCGATACCTTTCGCCTGCCATGCTGCCATCATGTCTTCGAGGTCATTAATGGCATCTTCTATTGCCTGAGGGTCGGCATCTGTCAACGTGGCATTGGAATACAGCCCGGCTTTTCGTAAAGCCTTAAGAACGAGATCACCCTTCGTTTTCGCCATCTTCTTCCGCCTTAGCCACTTTTTGCTTCGTTGCGGTTTCTTCAGGAGTTTTTACCCAGCCTTTTTTCAGGTGAGATTTAACTTCTTCGTCATCAACAATGACGTAATCGACAGCAAACTGACCACAGGTGATCATGTTGCCAGGCTTATAGAGCATTGTTCGTGCCATTGTCTTCTCCCAATAAAAATGGGGCCGAAGCCCCACCAAAATTACTGCCCGGCAATAACGATGCCCGTATATTCAGGAACAAGTACAGAGCAACCGTACAGAGTGGTGAAACGAGCAGTGGTTACGCCTTTGATGTGGTCGAAGGCGTAAGACATGATCAGCGTAGCGCCCTGCTCGGTGGTTGCTGTCATTACCTGTGGCCCCTGACCAGTAGGAAATGCCAGTTTGCCGTACATCAGTTCAACAGAACCATCAGCCCAGAACAGGTTAGCCGGTGCGGCATTTTTGTTGAGAATGGTGATTGCTGCGCTACTTGCCGCATTAGCATCAACGTTTGCATATGGTCGGCTGGCGGCATCCGCGTTGTCAGGCGGCAGAATTTTCGGGGAGATAGTTACTGTCGTTCCGCTTACTGCCAGAACGCGGAATACCTGCGGCTGCCCGGTGGTATCTTTGGTGATCTGGTGTACAGAATTCACCCCTGCGATGGTAAACGCATCGCCAACCTGCAAACCTTCAGCAGATACCGTAATGGTCCCCTGCCGGTTATCCACTGGCATATCGTTAGCATCTTTCGCTTCAACCTTGTGCGCAGGTGCTGCTGCCAGCGTAATGGAAGTTGCTGTACCCTTCGGAACACGACCAGAAATATCGGTCTTGTAGCTATCGAAGGACGCAACCGGAGGGATTTGCGCTTTTTCGTATGCTGTCAGGGTTGCGCCCTGAGCATAGGCACGGTGACCAAGCTCGCCAGCAAGGTCTTTGTAGTTGAAGGGGTTCCAGAAAGAGCGACGGTTGATACCCTGAGGTACACCAATCGCCGTCATGGTGGCATCAATACCTGCCGCACAGTTCCACAAATCACGGCCCTGTGAACCTGTGGTTGAGTCAGCCATCGTGATCACGTTAGTAGCACGCTGCGTAACCATGGAAATCAGGTCAGAGTCAATCTGTGCAGCAAGGCGCATACCTGCGGCGCGACCAGCTTCAGTTTTATGTTCCGGGTCACGCATTTCACGCGCATCCAGAGTGTACAGAATGTTTTTCGGCTCCTTGAACACAGAAGGAACAAGGCGCTGAACCAGTGCTGTTGGCGTTTTGCCGCTGAGGTCTAGGCCTTCCTCAATGTTCATGTGGTAATGCTGCGGACGATACAGAACATCACCTGCTCGCTGCATTGCTGTATCACCGGGACGGAATTTTTTAGCGTTACGGGAAACTACGCAGGCGGCCTCAAAGCCTTCAACGTAGTTTTCGAACATGATTTCAAGGTCTTTTGCTAATTGGTTAGCCATGCTTAATGCTCCGATAGGTTATTTTTTTGCCTTTTTAGCGGCGAAATACGGCGTCCAGTCACCAGTTTCCAGCGCCTTGGCTTTCAGTTTGTCGAGGTTATTGATTACTGCGCCGTTGCTCCCCTTAACTGTCGGGGTTGTGGCTGCCGTGGTTTTTGCTTTTGGCATGATTCTGGCCTTAGATTCGATACGTTCCAGCAGACGACCAATTGCTACGGGGTTGGTAGCTTCTGCCAGTTGCTTGCGCAGTTCAGCGTTGCGACCAAGCGCCAGAACAACAATTTCCGGCTTCTCTGACTCAAACAGGATCGCGTTTTGTGTCTCGATGGGGATTTCCTCGAGTACGGCCTGTTCTGCTTCCTGATAGCCAGGAACCTTAAGAGCCTTAACACGTTGCTGATATTTGGATAATCGCTCTTGATAAGCAGCCTGAAGCTCCTGCTCCTTCTGCTTGCGAGCCATCTCCTGTTGCTGGTACTTGCCGTTATCCTCTGCCCACTTAGCCATGCGTTGCTGATAGATTTCTTCATCGAAACCGATGTCCTCATCATCCAGTTTTGGCATTCGCGGTGGTTGAGTGATTACCGGCTGCTGCTCGACGGGTTTCTGAGACTGACGCATCAGCTCTTTCAGCTCGCGGTCTTTCTCTTTAATCGTCTTGCGCAGGTGTTTTACCAGTCCATGCTCTGCGCTATCTTCGCTGGTTGGCGAATCCAGCTTTTCATCACCAAAGTAGAATTCCTGTTCTGATTCGTCGTCATCAGTTTCAGTAGCTTCCTCTGCATCATTGCCGGAGGACTCACTGCCATCTTCTGTTTCGACTTCTTCAGCCAGTTCGACATCATCAGGAATCTGCTCTGACGCGTCGGTTTCGATTTCAACTTCTGGTGTGTTTTCTGCCATCTGGTCCATTTGTTACCCCTGTTTACTCGATGTTCAGCCCATCGGAAGGCAATAGGGTGCCAGGCCTCATAAAGACAGCCATTGCACGTTATGGGTTAATTACTGCTGTGGTTGTTGCCGGGTTGATTTTTGCAGGATGCTGCTGATGTCCATGCGCTGCGCATGGCCCTGTGCCTGACTTTTCAGGACAAGCTCTGCATCAGCACGGGCATTGTCTCCTTGCTGTTGCTGGAACTGTCCGAGCAGTTTCAGAGCCTCGCGGATATCAGATTTCTGCTGGCTATCGGCAGATGCGAGGATTTTCACAACGTTTGCCGCTGCAACCTGAGCATCAGTCTGTGCCTGGAATGCTTTAACCTGAATGGCTGCCTGTTCGTTCTGCGCTTTCTGCAATTCAGCCTGACCAGCAAGAAGCTGACCTTGCGCTGCAACCATAGCCGGATCTGGCTGACTGGCCTGTTGTTGTTTCGCCTGTTCAACCATCTGCTGTTCTTCAGGCGTTCTCGGCTTGATAACGCCAGACAGAAGCAACTGATTGCGGTTGTATTCTTTCAGATCGTCCATCCCTTCTCCGTCCATATTGTCGAGAATCATCGACGATACAAGGTCGTGCTTCGGCGTTCCTGGTGGGATAAGTGCCAGCATGGAAAGTAACGACTTAACCGTTGCATCACGGCGAGTAGCGAACGACTGACCGACATCGACAGTCACTTCATAGTTGCCCTGCGAAAGGTCATTAAGCGCGATAACCTGCCCTGTCTGACGGTCAACCACTTCACCAGTCATCAGCGCCACGTCATCGCTGCCGTCCTCATTAACGATACGCATCGGCGTATCACTGCCATAGACCTCACGTGCCATAGAAAGCCACACGACGCCAGCGCGACGCATGGATTTAGCCATGTTGTCCATGTAGATATAGGACTGCGTATCCATCCGGTTAAAAATGCTATCAACGGTATCGGTGGCGACGTTGCTCGGCATGTTCTCAAGCTGCGACGCACCTGTAATTTGCTGAATAGCCGTTCCGGTGTACTGCAATAGCCCGGCAAGAGCTGGCGGCATTTGTGTCGGAGGCGTCCAGCCAGCAACCTGAGCCTCTGAAATGACCGTTCCGTTTTTGTCCTTCTTGCTGGTCATGGGAAGAACTGCTGGTCTTTTCTTATTCCTCTCTGCCCAGTGATTCATTAATGGACCGGGAATGAAATCAACATCCACGATAGGAATGCCATCACCGCCAGCCTGAGTAGCGTTATCTGCAATCATGGAAACCATCAGGTTCTCAAGACGCTGTGCATCCATCGCTTTTGCAGCGTGGCCTTCGATTCGCTCCTGATTATCAACAAATGAGCGACGCCCATATACCGGGATGAGAGGAATATGTTCGCCCGGAATACGCTTCGGTTCTTCCAGCCATTCAGCGCCAGACAGAAGGCCGCAATAAACGCGGCGTTTCTTCACTGTCCGCTCGCCAATCAGTTCGAATGCGCCATCGGTCAGCTCGTCAACAATATCTTTGATTTGCTCTTCATCATAGATTGCCGTTTCTCCGCTAACAGGGTTACGCCATGCTGTGAGCTTCACCTTCTCTATGCGAACTTCGTAGTAGCGTCCAACATAGATGGCATCAGGCGTTGACCAGTCATATTGAGTGCCAGTGTCATCACGAGAAAGGCTTGCCGCGATGGAATCAGGGTATTCAGCCTCGAATGCTTTGGGCGTCATGGAGAACATTTCCATAGCCCACATAGCATCAGAGCGGTCATATTGCTTGCTGTCCTGATCGAAGAAGACGCATGTAGCCGGGTCGTAAACAGGAAGAAGGCTGATGCGTCGCTGCTCGTTACTTGGGTCCATTTCATCTTCGTAATCGGCACACATGCGGAAACAACCGAATCCGCCCGTTACAGCATCATCAAATGCGTTATCACACGCTTCGCCACCGGATGTTTCCTGATAGTCAGCGCGGAATTTGCCGTTCATCTTTTCGGCTAACGCTTCCGATGCCTTATCGTCCTTCGGCCTGAATTTAACGCTGATGCGATTCTGCCGATACTCGCCAATGATGCGATCACATTCACGGGCAATCTTATTCAGTTCAAAGCGCGGGTAATGCTCAAACCTGCCTTCATCAAATGAGTAACCAGCGTTTGTGCTGCCTTCCCACTGTGCGCCGGACACCCGGACGAAACGTTGAGCCTCAATAATCTGCTCACGCATATCCTGCGTTGCTGACCAGGCATTATCAAAGTTGCACAGCACCTTGCGATGCCAGTCAGTCATCTTTTTTTCTGCCATATCAACCTACACCACAAGGAATTGAGTAACTGGAATAGTCGGGTTGCGCAGCCGACTCCGGGCAATGCATACACATCATCAGCGCATCAGCCAGGTTAGGAGATGGAATACCGAGCTTCTGCTTCATTTCGACCTTAGTCATAAGCTCCAGCTTCCCGTTGTTATTGAATTTGCGCTGAATCTGCGTCAGTTCTGCAAACAGCTTCTCCAGCATCTTCTCGCCTATCGCTTCTTTGTCGAAACTCAGCATGTCGTCGGGGTCTGCATACTCACCGTGAACAACCGCCCGATATGTCAGATACAGCCTGTCAGCCAGCGCGTAATAGAATTGCGCTCGCTTATTGCGGAATACATCGCCAATAGTGCGAACGTTGTCACCCTGTACGACTTCATCAGCCCATGCTCCGGCTTGATACGGTGCATCTTCATTGAATGGCGATTCGCTGCCCTTGAACATCGTGGCGGTGATTTTCTTGCCGGAGAACGCTTCCGTTGTCTGTCTGCGTAGCCCCGCACCAACACCATCACCATCCCACAGGTAATGGTCAGCGCCGTCTTCAATTGCCAGCGAAGTAGCCCAGTCAGCACCCTCGTTGATATCCATCAGCAGACCTTCGGCAATGCGCTTAACTACCGAACCGTGACGCGATGCATAACCTTTAGCATCCGGCCCTGTATCTGACGGGTCATGCGCAGAGACAACAGCGCCTTTCGCTTTCCATCCGAGTTTCTTGTGCGCATCGGTTGCGGCTTCAAGCCATTCACGTTTGATGATTGCCATATCACTTGCGCTTACTGGCTCACCAAGCCAGATGTGACGATACAGTGTCGGGTTTCTGCGTTTACACTCTTCCATCTCCAGACGGAGAACTTCAGGAAAGTGCGGGTTGTCGGTGTAGTTCACCGTCAGCAGGCAAATATCATCTGGAGGATTTACGACGAATCGCTGATAGGTATCGTCAAGGATGTTCTTCGGGTTAAAGCTCACCCATATTTCGGAAAACGGCTTGCGGATGGTTGGTATCAGGATATCCCATGATTCCTTCGTTACCGCTTCCGCTTCTTCCACCCAGCAGATATCAATACCTTCGAGCGATTTAATCTTCGTCGGGTTGTTTTTGATTCCGTAGAACATGAATTCAGCATTCGTTCCGAGATGACGAATCATTGAACGCTGAATTTCAAACTCAGCCGAATACCCTTCCCGCTCGATGGTGTCTTCAAGCAACCGGATTACCGAATCGCTGATACTGTTTTGCAGTTCACGAGCGCAGAGAATACGCACAGGCTGCCGACGCGCCGCTTCAACAAGCAGCCTCGCAATTGCCCATGATTTACCGCTACCTCGACCGCCTTTGGCGACTTTGTAGCGATGCGCCTCAATGAACGGTTCAAAGATAGGATTAATCGAGGTCATTTTCCGAATAGAGTGCTCATCGGTGATGTTTCAATCTGGATTGCGCCGCCGTCTTTGCCTGTTAGCTCGTGATCAACCTTGTCGCGCCATTTATCCTTCTGTCGATTCTTAAGCCAGAAGATGGCAGCGGTTGTATCAGGCGGGTAATACTTCTCAAGCGGAGTTTCGACAATTCTGTTTTCAATAACACGAATATCGATGTCTGGAGCCACGAAGCCCATAGCGCGTTGATAAAGACGGTCACTAACTTCTGCATCAGCGACGGCCTTACCCTTTTTTATGGACTCCGAAAACTTAGGATAATCAAGCTTCCACTTGTTAATAGTTGACTCACTGACTTCAAAGAAATCAGCAAGTTCTGCATCGGTGTAGCCCAGCAAGCACAGTTTGCGTGCCTGTTCGGCATACGCCTCTTGATACTTTGTTGGGCGCGCCATGTTTATGCTCCGGTGGTGAACAGGTCTAACGCTTCCTTCGATTTACGCACCGCTTCGATCGTGCGGGTCGTGATATCCGAATTAGCGCCGCCTGACTGGAAGTGAATTTTGAATAGCTCAAGCTTCAGCTCGTCAGTGCCAATGAATTGAAATGCTTCTTCTGCGGCTGCGTTCTGGTTCATGACCAGTTTGTAAATCTCTAACTGGAATTTCTGTTCTTCAGTCATGGGAATAATCTCTGCCATTGTTGGCTCCGTTTATCCGTTAAAAGGGATATCAGTTAAGTTATCCCGTGTAGGGTATAAGCCATTATCAAAGCCACTCTGTAGGGAATGGCTTTTGTGATGGCATCACTTACTCTTTACGCTGCTATCCCACTCATCCCGGAATTTTGATGGGTTATTGAAACCTTCTGCTGACATAACAACTCCTTCAATGTTTGGCTGAAATTAGGATGTCTTTCCATCAGTCCGCCACCACAAAGAATCTTTTTTGCCATAAGGCAGGAGGTTCATCTTTCAGTGGCTGCCAGTGTTATTTCCCCGCTTACTGGCTTGGGTTGTTTCGCTGTACTGCCGTAACTGGTGGTGCACAGATTTAGTTAAATCTGTTCTCGCCTGAACTATCTTTTACATACCCGGATTGTGGGGATGTAAATCACGGTTTCATTATCAAGCCCACCCGTAGATGGGCTTTGGAATGGTCACTTTGGCAGTCCGGGGATCGATATTTGCGCCTGCTGCTCAAGCCTTTCGATTCTTGCTATGAGTTGCGGTTTTTTGATCCTGCCCCAGCGGTTCAGCAAGCGTCCTGACATACTGGCAACATCCTTTTCCTTCATGACCTCCAGCATTAACTCGTTGTGCTCTCTTTGGTATGAGTGAGCCATCTCCATCAGCCTGTCACGCATCCAATTAAATGCTTTGATAAACGCCTCTTTGATGGCGGCAGCTTTTTTGCCGGTAAACGACATGATGATGTACATCGCACCGTCTTTGGAAATTTCATATTCAACATACTGATTACCCTTGTGTTCATAGGTAACCCGCGAAAAGTTGCTGGTTAGAAATTCATCCGAACAGTCTAGCTTTTCGATTTTCTGAATGATGTGGTGATGCTGCTTGTCGAAGTAAGCTGCTACCTTGCGGGAGGTTGTGATCACGCGATCACCAGAAACAACCACCATGTCCCGGAAATCGAGATTAGCCAATTGATGATTCATAGCGTCTTTACCTTTTAGAAAGTGAACCTGTCTCACAGAAAAGCCGCCCGAGAGAGGTCGCCACCTATAACGGCATTTCTCAGGCTCGCTTACTGAAAGGCTCTCGTTAATATGCGCGTGAGATGCGCTGTGAAATTCAGATATAAAAAAGCCCCGCGAATGCGAGGCTAAATCCTGGTATTTGTAATGATCTGGCTCTTATCTCCACGCAGCCCCTTACCGCGCGCCATATGCTTAACTTCAAGCATCAGCAATGAGATGTTTAATCTGGATTCACTCCAGAAGTGATCACCACCCTGCCGACAGAGCCAGATGTGAAGGATGATGAGTAAAATTATCGCTATCATCGAAGGCATTGCGTCCTGATGTATTCCTGCAGGTAGTTAACCTGCGCGGTTATCCTGTCGATTCCACTTCGGAGACGGTAATAATTGAGTTCAGCATCTGCTGTAAGTCTTGGGCTTTCTCCATTGCCCATGCCGCTGGCTCCGGTCGTTGACTTTGCACAGGTGGCGGCGACTTGCAGGCGCTTACGACCAGCAGAAACATCAGCACGGAGACTTTCGATAGTCGCGTTAGCATCAGCAAGCTCCTTTGTGTATCTGGCGTCAAGTTCTGCTACATCACGTTGACGCTTCTGCATGTCAGCGATTGTGGATGTGGCCTTATCGCGCTGCTCTTTATAGGCGATGGCGTTATCACGGTAATGATTGACCGCCCACGACAGGCAGACGATGATGCAGATAACCAGAGCGGAGATAATCGCGGTGACTCTGCTCATACCTCAATCTCTCTGACCATTCCGCCTGCTTCTTTGAATTTTGCAATCAGGCTGTCAGCCTTATGCTCGAACTGACCATAACCAGCGCCCGGCAGTGAAGCCCAGATATTGCTGCAACGGTCGATAGCCTGACGAATATCACCGCGATCAATCATCGGTAAAGCGCCACGCTCCTTAATCTGCTGCAGCGCAACGGCGTCCTGGCTTTTCGGAGAGAAGTCTTTCAGGCCAAGCTGCTTACGATAGGCATCCCACCAACGGGAAAGAAGCTGGTAACGTCCGGCGGCTGTTGATTTGAGTTTGGGGTTTAGCGTGACAAGTTTGCGAGGGTGATCGGAGTAATCAGTGAATAGCCCTCCGCCAACAATGACGTCATAACCATGATTTCTGGTTTTCTGACGTCCGTTATCAGTTCCCTCTGACCACGCCAGCATATCGAGGAACGCCTTACGTTGATTATTGATTTCCACCATCTTCTACTCCGGCTTTTTTAGCAGCGAAGCGTTTGATAAGCGAACCAATCGAGTCAGTGCCGATGTAGCCGATAAACACGCTTGTTATATAAGCGAGATTGCTACTTAGTCCGGCGAAGTCGAGAAGGTCACGAATGAACCAGGCGATAATGGCGCACATCGTTGCGTCGATTACTGTTTTTGTAAACGCACCGCCATTATATCTGCCGCGAAGGTACGCCATTGCAAACGCAAGGATTGCCCCGATGCCTTGTTCCTTTGCCGCGAGAATGGCGGCTAACAGGTCATGTTTTTCTGGCATCTTCATGTCTTACCCCCAGTAAGGGGATTTGCTCTATTTAATTAGGAATAAGGTCGATTACTGATAGAACAAATCCAGGCTACTGTGTTTAGTAATCAGATTTGTTCGTGACCGATATGCACGGGCAAAACGGCATGAGGTTGTTAGCGCAACCTCATGCCGCCCGCTTTCACGAAGATCATGTGTAGAAGGCCGCAGCATAACTATCACTGATTAATTCAGGACATCCAGTGGCTACGGCTCAGTTTGGATTGTGGCGACCGGTGCTGATCTCCGGTTTGCTGCAACTGCCTACAGCTGGCTACGTGGCCATACCGAATCCAGCGAAAGATTCTTGCCCTTACACATCAGCCTGTGCATTCACCACAACGATAAGAGCACTGCGCGGCACCTTTCACCAATTCCGCGAGGTCTGCGGGTTCAATGCTCTTACCTGTTGTGCAAACAAAAAAAGCCACCGTTGCAACTTAAGAGTCACTAACGGCAGCTTATGAGAATAGTGTTGCTCATTTGCTCAATGATGTCAACACGTTCTATGCTACATGTTTAATTTTCTCTACACGTTTCCGGTTTTTAAACGCACTATCCAGAACCGGGTAAATCATAAACAACGAGGCATTGAGGATTTCGTCAACTTCCCGACGACAGGTTGCGAGCGATGGTTTTTGAATGCGCCCGCCGCCCCGGCATAACATCTTGCGAGGTCTTGCGACGCGATGATAGTAAGATGCAATGGCGTGCTTGGAAGAACCGTGAGCGTAGTAGCTGAGGAGGATGCCAAAGGCTTTCTTGTCAATGTACATGACGGAATCGACGACCTGAGAAATCAACATTCCATCATCATCATTACACATTGGCCTTGTCATAACTCTTCCCGGCTCTACGCTCTCCATGAACTTCGCTATTACGCTGCTCATGCGCTTTTCCAGACGACCTGAATAAACCCATGCGCCCCACAGTTCAAGCCAGCCATTCAGCCACTCGTGCTGTTCTTTGGTGAGGTTTAGTTCTCTTATGCTCATCGTCTTCCCCTCTTGCCCTGTTTGACCATCAGGACGCCGTTAACTATTACGTGACGCTCGCCTTTGCTGTCTCGGTTGTACTTGAGCACTGTTCCTCTTGCGCAGGAAAGCATCCTCGCCACTTCGGTCTGATTGCCTCGTGTCTGTATAAGAAGCTCTGGTATCGTTTGAATTGTGGCGTTCATGCGTTCTCCAGTTCGGTGATTTTTATTCCAAGCCGTCCGCCTGGTACTTTCACGCCACGAATTACGCGAATGTCATCGAATTGCTCGTCATCTTCCGCAAATCCGGCGTGGATAAGGGAGTCGAGTAAACCTTTCAGGATGTTATCGAGGTCGCGGCGGCGGGAGTCTGGAACGTCTGCGATGACTTTGATGCGGAGTCGTGATTTGGTGAAAATGTCTAACTTGAGTTGGCGAATGATTTGCTGAACGTCTTTTCGGTATTTCTGGCCTTTATCGCTGATGTAGTATTGGCTTCCCCGTCTTCGCCAGTAGGTGTTCACCGACGGCGGGTAAGGAAGCACAAACTGATATTCGTTCATGGCTTAATCTTCCCCTCCTTCAGCAGGATCGCCTGCGTCCTGATCACGCCTTCGAGGTGATAAAGTCTGGCGTCTTTGTTGTCGAGGTTATGGGTGCGTCGGTCGATTTCATCGTGACACGCGCTACAAGCCCATGCGCCGATCAGGTCGTCAGGCTTCATTCCCGTTCCGCAAATTCCAGCCATCCGGTAATGTGCCAGAACTGTAGTTTCAGGATTGCCATTGCATACGCCGTAAATACGTACCTGGCATTCTCTGCCGCGTGCTTCTTTGCGTAGGTTAGCCATTAAGCAGCCTCCCCTGTTACTTTCAGCATTCCGTTATCGAGCAGCTTTCTGGTCAGCCACTGTTGACCACGCCCGGTGATTTTTGTGGTGAACGATATCTGTATTCCGTGATTTGTGTTGACCGCTGTTTCTTTCACTGTGAAATAGCCGCGATCCATATATTCCTGCATTGGCACATTGCGCCGGGAACCTGAAGCAATAAGGATTTTGTGATCGCGCATCCACGCAAACAGTTTGTTTGGACCAATTCCAACAACCTTTGCAAAGTTTCCAATCAAAATTCCGCTGGCCTCGCCAACGCGATCGGCAAACTCAACTTTAGGTGCGGCAATTGCGAGCTGGTTTTCCAGTTGCATTTTCTGCTCAGCAAGGTCAGCAGCAAGGCGCAACGCTTCTGGTAGCGTTTTGGGGATATTAACCGCAGCTTCTTCAAGCTCTCGCCAACGGTCAACAAGACGAGCGGTGAATTCCGGCGACAACTGAGCGACGACAATGATGCTGTCTCGCTTACCTTGTTCGCCCTCAAAAACGTAAGCCTCTACGCCACGAAGTAATCCTAAGTTATTGATTTTTTCGAAAACCACCATTGGGGGATTTCGGATCACACCTCGAGCCGCCAGTCGTTCAATAGATTGTTTCACCTTGTCATGACGACTTCCCACCAACTCAGCGATTTCAATGCTTGTCATTTTGATGGCATTGCCATTTATTAACTCATTCATCGTCTTCTTCCTCGTACATTGAGCTATTCGGATCGCTCATCAGTTCTGCGCAGCAATCTGAGCACACGTGAACTTCCAGCACATGCAGCTTCTGACCGCATTTAGCGCACGTTAAAGCTCGCTCGACGCTTTCTTTCTGGTATTGAAGGGATTGGGATGGGCTAAGCATTATTGGCGTCCTGCATCATGAGAAAGACAATCATGGCGGCACGGAGTGGATTGTCATATGCGACACCAACATTCGGTCCGGCATCATCAAACAAGTCCCTTGCGTTGTCTGTAGCGCACGGCATTGAGGGATTGTCTAAAATTATGCTGATGTTGTTTTCAGTGATAATCGGCCATGCGTCTGCTGGGTTTGCGCATGGGTTAAAGGATCCGCGCTCAACCTCTACTTCAACTGCGTCTCCGTTTACAATGTCTCCCTCAAATGAGATAAACACCATCGCGCCATTCTCACCTTCTTTGTAATCCGGTGATCCGTTATGAATGGCTTCGAATACCGCCACGTTAATTTCAAAATCACTTAACTGTGAATAATCCATTGTCATTTCCTCGCACGATGTCTTAGCCACCGGATATCCCACAGGTGAGCCGTGTAATTGAAGGTTTTTACGTCAGATTCTTTTGGGATTGGCTTGCGTTTATTTCTGGAGCGTTTCGTTGGAAGGTATTTGCAGTTTTCACAGATTATGTCGGTGATACTTCGTCGCTGTCGTCTCATTCGTACCTCCTGTCGGTAAATCTGACGCCCTGACCAATAGCCCATGCTGTCGTGTACTCAATCAGACTTGCCATACGCTTCACACTCATCTGCGCGCTACTTTCGCGAATGTTGACGTATTCGCCTTCAAGGCCGGGCAAAACATCAGCTTCCTGCTTTGTAGCCACTGCATGACCGCTGATCAACAAAACCTTCCATTGTTCTGGTTTTAACCATTTATCGCACCATTGAACCTGACGTGCGATATCCGCCAGCATCGCGTGAAATTTTGCGTTCTGGTCAAGGTTGCGCTTGTAGTCAGTAATGCGGATGGTGACTGGCTTGTCTTTATCGAGTGGCGTTGCGAGGATGGCATTTATTGCAGCTTGCTGTTGTTGCTTAGTTCGGAGGAAGATTGTTTGCTTCACTGAATACTCCTTTATTTTTTATGCCTGTAACCCCATTCTTCCAGCAACCTTGCGGCGTACCACCCAAGAAACAAAGGAAAGAACATTACAATGAGATATGCCACGCCACGGTCAATGTTCGAAATTGACCAGATTACGATGTAACCAGTGCAGGACAGGAATATTACAAACCCCAAAAAGCTACTTCGTCGACTCATGCTCACTCCTTCACTTTGATTCCAGCAGCGCGGATGTTTTCCTCATAAGCCTCCATTGCATCACCGAAGCCATTGGAATAATCAACAGTAAACCCTTTGGCTAATGCTTCTCTGCTGTCGATAAACTTTGGCGCGGTTATTTCAATAGCTGATCGCGATGCCTGCCACGTTTGCCAGTGGCCTTGAACATCGTCCATCACGTATTGACCACCAATATCACCACTGCCAATTTCATGGTGATTTTCAGGGTAACGGATAAGGTCTGAAGATTCGCCCCCACGTCGTAACCAACTCTCTTCAAACTGGCATCTGCTTTCGTCATCTTTCATAAGGCAGTCACATTCAATAAAAATCGGCTCTCCCCAAGGAGTAGAACCTCCGCTATCACACATTCCTGTGTTATTGCACTTTTGGCACTTGCTCACATTAACCTCCGATTAACTCACAAAACGCCACGCCATTTTTGCTACAGCGACAGGCATAACACCGATAATCACCCAGACAAATGCAGCGCCACACAACGTATACCATGGTTCTTTACCGTCATTCACAAGACGAATGTAGATATGCAGAACAATAAAAAACGTCATAAGAATCCATCCAACGCCAACGCATTTGAGTGCGACGAGCATAAACTCAACCACGATTTACTCTCCCCCAAATAAAAAGGCCTGCGATTACCAGCAGGCCTGTTATTAGCTCAGTGATGTAGATGGTCATACGTCAGCCCCTTGTGCATATCTTCTGCCACGCGCAGCAGGTGCATTTGATGTTGTGCAAATCTGTCTGGCTTCATCCTGGTCACATGCCACAAAGTGTCCGTTACAGAACCGCTGGTAAACCGTACCAAGCGAGCCAAAACGGTTTTTCGTCACGATGATTTCAGCAAATGGCGCGGCGCTACTGTTCTCATCATATACCGCTTCCCGATAGAGCATGATGATTGAGTCTGCGTCCTGTTCAATGCTTCCTGAATCACGCAAATCTGCGTTTGTCGGGCGTTTGTTTGGTCGCTTCTCAACATCTCGCGAAAGCTGACTTAGGGAGATAACAGGCGTTTTCAGGTCTTTCGCCATCGCCTTCAGGCTTCCGGAGATGTGAGCAATTGCTAGGTCGTTGCGATCTGCTTTCGGCTTCTCAATCAGGCCAAGATAATCCACCATGATGAGTGACAGGTTTGGATTTTCCTGTTTGTGCCGTTCTGCGATTGAGCGTATTTCTTCGACCGATAACCGAGAGGCATCGACTACCCATACATCCAAATCTGCAAGCTGACTCATGCCATTAGCAACGCGCGCCCAGCCTTCGTCATCCATCGAAGCAGGATTTCGCAGCACGCTAACCGACATCCTCCCGGCGTTGGCAATGCTTCGCTCTGCAATCTGCAATGCGCTCATTTCCATCGAGAAAATCAACACTCCGCGCCGGACGTCAGAACCAGGAATAACGCGGCTTGCAACGCCTTCGGCAATCTTCAGCGCCAGCTCGGTTTTCCCCATACCCGGACGAGCAGCGATAATCACCAGGTCTTCCGAGTTCATCCCTCCGGTGATGACATCAAGTTCTTCGATTCCGGTCTTCAGGGTATCTGACTCTTCTCCGTTCCTCAGACGCCTGTCAAGCGTGTCAGTGTAGTCAGTGATGATTTCCCCTAACCGTACAGGTTTAACCTCGTCACGGGGCTTTCTGATGGCTGAAAGACGCTTTACAAGCTCATCCATCGCCTGACTCGATGCGTCGATGGTTCCGCTCTGAATTGGTTCACGCATTTCATCCATGATTTCCAGCACCAGACGGCGGTGATAGTTATCCGCGACCATTCCGGCATATCCCTTCAGGTTTGCGGCACTCGGGCAGTTTTTGCTGGTCATCAGGATTGACGTGAAATGCTCCTCTCCGCACGCCTCGGCAACCATCAGCGCATCGATTAGGTTTCTGTTTCGCGCCTGCTTGCGGATAACCTCGAAGGCTTTCCGGTAGAGCGGAATTGAAAACGCTTCCGGCTCCAGCGTTGCCAGAACGTCACTGGCGGTTGGAGTTAATCCACCAATCAGCAGGCCACCGATAACGCTCGCTTCGATATCCTGTCTCATGCAATCCCCCTGTCTGCAAACTTCCCTTCCCGAACTCCCGTTAACGAATCTTCCCTCAGCAGGTAATCAAAATCAGCCGTCCAGCCCGTGTCGTTGTCTCCGAAGTAAAACGGCTTGGCCTGATGCACAAACGCCCTGACATACGCTCTGAAACCGTCCACGTTTGGCGTTTTCAGTTGCGGGATAATTTTCTTCAGGCGGCGTTTGCGTTTCTCGTTGACCGCAACAGCGTGTGGCAGTCTGTCACCGACTTCGGTGTTGTAGGCGTTCAGGAAGGATTCGTAGTCGATTCGTTCTGCCTTGCGACGTTCAGGTTTAACCTGCCCATCGCCTCCCCCATTGGGGGGTAGGGGGGTATTATTTATATTCTTGTTAATACCTTCTTGTTCATGATGTGCGGTTGTTTGTGCGGCTTCATGTGCGCTTTCATGTGCGGCATGTGCGCTGAAAGCCGCGCCATTACTGGCTTCGTCATGTGCGGCATCATGTGCGGTTGTTTGTGCGGCTTCATGTGCGGGTAAATTGTCCATTTTTTGAGCATATTCATGGTAATTTGTGATGGTTATCACACGACCTTTTTGCTTCTCTCCATCAATGGAGATCATCCCCTCTTTCACAAAAACCTGAAGCATCCGCTCAACCTGATCACGGCTTGCTGGCTTGCCATGCCTGTCGCATAACTGAAGACCTAAATCAGCTGCTGTCACAACCAGTTGACCGGGTTGCAGATGCCATTCATGACCTTTGAAATTCGCTTTGTATGGCTTTCTGGCGGCATTCAGGAGAAGGTTTTCCCACAGGGTGCGAAGATAAACATCTTTCGCCCATGACTGTTTCAGAATGCTCCGGTACAACGGAATGTAACCAGTTTTCTGGTTCTCCATCCTGTTGCTCCTGCGCTCGTGTGCGGCGCTGAAATCGTAGATTTTTGCTGTATTGCTCATAACTACCTGCCTTGACGAAAGACCTTAAGAACATCGTTAAACTGACTTACGGATATGTCTTCTTTGAGCAGCTTTTCCAGAAATGCGTTTGGAATGAACGTATATCCCTCCTCTTTTGGTAGAGACGGGAGCAACGCCCTCGCCTCAGCCTTCAGAAGCTCAGTTCTGGCAACTTTCACAAAAGAGATTTGAGTTCTTTCATCAATGGAACGAAGGAAGCGCAAACGCTTAGCTTCTTTGTGTGTATCAGGTGGATTAAAGCCTTTGTTTCGCATATAATTACCTCGTTGGATGTTGTTAAAATTCCATTTGTATTTGATCAGAACGCTCGGTCTTGCACACCGGGCGTTTTTTATTGGTGAGTCCATCAAGCGCATACTTAAAAGCCCTGCTAATCGGACTGATGTCTGATGCCATTCCGAAAGCACACAGAACCGAAGCAATAAATCTCCAGTCCGTTCTGCTTATCTTCGATTCATGACAGCCAATCATCTTTGCCAGACCGCGCTGGGTAAGCGTTGACAGGTTGATAAGTAAATCTGTTTCTGCACGATCAACGTCGCGCTGTGATAGTTTGCTGTAACTTGTTTGTTCCATTTCTTACTATTTCCATAGGTAAATAATCACTAATACCCATCTTTCGATGAGTGCTTAATTAGTTACCGCGTTGTCGGCGGTGCGGATTGATAAAGAGCGGATCCGCTTATTAAGCGGCTTTGTGTTCCGGCGGGAACACGTCATCAAGACTGACTTTTGCGCCTAACTTGTTTAGGCACGCAACAAGAGCACGGCATGTTTTAAGGTCTGGGAAGCGACGACCAGATTCCCAATGTCCGATAGCTCCCTGTGTGCATCCAACCGCCTTAGCAAGTGTTGTTTGAGAGATATTCAGTGACTCTCGATATTTTCGTAGGTTGCTCATATGCCCTCCATAGTAACCATGAAACAATAATACGATATGTACTTTTGGAATGCAAACAAAAAATACATCTTGTGCATGGATGGTTTTAGTACATAGCGTAATAATAAGGATATGAAAATGAAATGGTATGAACTGGCTAGATCCAGAATGAAAGAGCTCGGCATAACTCAAGAGAAGTTAGCTGAAGAGCTTGGTATGACGCAGGGTGGAATTGGTCACTGGTTGCGCGGATCTCGTCATCCATCTCTTGACGAGATTGGTGTGGTGTTTAAATACCTTGGTATTGATAACGTCTCATTCAACCACGACGGTACATTTTCACCTGCTGGCGAATACTCATCTGCCCCCGTTAAAAAACAATATGAGTACCCTGTTTTTTCTCATGTTCAGGCCGGGATGTTCTCGCCTGAGCTTAGAACCTTTACCAAAGGTGATGCGGAGAGATGGGTCAGCACAACCAAAAAAGCCAGTGATTGTGCGTTTTGGCTTGAAGTTGAAGGTAATTCCATGACCGCACCAACAGGATCCAAGCCAAGCTTTCCTGACGGAATGTTAATTCTCGTTGACCCTGAGCAGGCTGTTGAGCCAGGAGATTTCTGCATAGCCAGACTTGGCGGTGACGAGTTTACCTTCAAGAAACTGATCAGGGATAGCGGTCAGGTGTTCCTACAACCACTAAACCCGCAATATCCAATGATCCCATGCAATGATAGCTGTTCCGTAGTAGGGAAAGTTATCGCCAGCCAGTGGCCTGAAGAGACATTTAGTTAACAGCCTCACCACTCTAAAACACACAACAATAACCCGACCTTAGCGTCGGGTTTTCTTTTTCCAAAATATAAATCAATAAAATACAAAGTGTTATAAAAAACCAACCACATTTAGAACATTTTGTATTGACTCAATAAAGTACACATCGTACTATTTAGCCATCAGCAGGAAGCTGGAAGCCAAACGGAACAGATTGGCAGGCTCTTTAACTTCGATGGGGCGCTGACAAAGCGCAAACAGATACCAAACGAGATGGGTTTGGCGGTGATGTGAATTGCAGCTGCAACGACAGCAACCAGAAGATCAGCACCTGGCGCATCACCACCAAAGCCATTTCACATGAGGAAAACATCATGACGGTAATCGTGTACGGAAAATCAACATTTGCAGGAAATGCCAAAACTCGCCGTCATGAGCGGCGCAGAAAGCTGGCTATCGAGCGTGATTCCATCTGCAACATCATCGATTCGATCTTCGGCACAGACAGTGAGGAAGCTGTTCAGGAAGAACCGAGAAAGCGTTTAAGTCTTTCTGAAAAAGCAATATCACTCGGCATCATCAGTAAATCAAATACAGATGCGAATGGCGGAAGCGTTTGTTTGCCTGAAGTTGCACTGTATGCTGCTGGTTACAGGTCAATGAAATCAATTACGGCGAGATAGAAATGACTAGCAAACAAGTATCATATAAATGCTATTGCCCTTTATGTGGAAGAAAATTCAGCGCCAAGGCAGCATGGAAGCATATCAATGATTATCATCCAAAAGCATCAGAACGTGAGTTGATGATGATAAGAGATGTAAAACGAGAAAAAATTTCTTTCGCAACAAAGCCACTAAACGCCAACAAAAACGCAATATTGTATCAAATGCATCGTTCAAGTGGTCCAGATTATTCTGGAGGGCTTCCATCTCTTGGAAAGAAAAAATAACCACGCTCATGCTGGTTTTTAATGACATAAATAACCCTATTTACTACCGCAAGCCACGCAGTGAAATGGGTGTGACTTGTGTTGGTCGCCAGAAAATGAAATTAGGCAGCAAACCACTTATTTGAGGTGAGATATGGAATTTCATGAAAGTGCGATTTGTGATTTTCGCGCTAACGCAAATTCAGTAAAACCACAGCCAATTGCAGTTCTTTTTAAAACAATGGGTGCGTGGGCTGTTTTATGCTTCGCCTCTGATGACACTGACGCAAGAATGGCAATAGGCCAAGAGATGGAGATGGACCCGACAAACGATGAATTCATAATTTATGGCGCTCCATCTAATTACTTACTTGATACCTGCAACATTTACAACAAGGCTGCCTGATGGTGGCCTTTATTTTTGGCATAAACAACAGAATAAACACTGCACTGTGTATTCATTCCAACGAGTGAATACACGGAGCAATGTCGCTCGTAACTAAACAGGAGTCGACTTGTTCTGATTATTTGAAATCTTCTTTGCCCTCCAATGTGAGGGCCTTTTTATATGCATACCAATAATGCTTCACGAGAGGCATTTTAGTTATGCAATCAAATATAAGGAGTTACCCATGATGCATTTTCAGCTCGCGGGTAGCGGCGTCATGTCCGCTTTCTACCCGCACGAATCTGAATTAACACGCCGAGTTAAACAATTAATCAGAGCAGCAAAGAAACAACTGGAGGCGTTATGCGCAATGAAATAGCCATCAATCACCAGATGCTTCGTGCTGCACAGAACAAAGCAGTAATAGCCCGATTTATTGGTGATTCAAAAATGTGGCTTGAAGCAAATAAAGCGATGAAATCAGCTATCAACCTTCCGTGGTATCGCAGGAAATGAGTTTTACAGATAACTGGTCAGACGAAGAATTCATTCGTCAGATGAAAGAATTAATCGGTAACGAAGGAGATATTCATGTCACTTGCAACCACAGTGAAGGAGAGCAAGTTACAGAGACGCATGTACACGCAGAAAGCTCTCTGGTATCGCCATAATGGTGACCGCGAAGGAATGCGGGTATGCCTTAATTTGTCCCGAGTCGAAGTATTAAATCAGCGTTATTTCCTTGGGCCGTGTCCATTCTGAGGTGAATTATGGATTTGAACAAATTCGATGAGCCATTCAGCCCTGAAGATATCGAATGGCGAATACAGCAAAGCGGTAAAACACGCGATGGCAAGGTGTGGGCTATGGTGCTGGCTTATGTCACGAATCGGGCAATCATGAAACGCCTGGACGATGTTTGCGGCAAAGCAGGATGGCGCAATGAATACCGCGATATTCCCAACAACGGCGGAGTTGAATGCGGCATATCAATCAAGATTGATTCCGAATGGGTAACCAAATGGGATGCTGCTGAAAACACGCAGGTAGAAGCCGTCAAAGGTGGTCGTTCAGGTGCAATGAAGCGTGCTGCCGTTCAGTGGGGAATCGGTCGGTATCTGTATAACCTTGAGGAAGGTTTCGCACAAACATCTCTCGATAAAAAGCAGGGGTGGCACAGGGCAAAACTGAAGGATGGAACAGGATTTTACTGGCTCCCTCCATCGCTGCCGGGATGGGCAATCCCAGCATCAGATAACAAACCATCACCAGAAAATACCAACCAGAAATCTCCATCGGTTGACTGCGAACAAATCCTGAAAGACTTCAGCGATTATGCGTCAACAGAAACTGACAAGAAAAAACTCATCGAGCGTTATCAGCGTGACTGGCAATTAATGGCTGGCAACGAGGAGGCGCAGGCTAAATGCGTTCAGGTAATGAACATCAGAGTTAACGAACTAAAACAGGCGGCATAAATGGCAAGCAGAGGCGTAAATAAGGTGATCATTATTGGTCGCCTTGGGCATGATCCAGAAATCAGATATTCACCATCAGGAACGGCATTTGCAAACCTTACAGTTGCTACGTCAGAACAATGGCGTGATAAGCAAACTGGAGAGCAAAAGGAGCAGACGGAGTGGCACCGTGTGGTAATGAGCGGGAAACTAGCAGAAATTGCCAGCGAGTATCTGCGAAAAGGCTCTGAGGTTTATCTTGAAGGCAAATTGCGGACAAGAAAATGGCAGGATCAAAGCGGACAGGATCGGTTCACTACCGAAGTTATCGTAGGCGTTGGTGGAACCATGCAAATGCTTGGTGGCAAGCAAGGAGGCAATGAACAGTCTTCACCTCAGCGAAATAACGGTCAGCAACAAAGACAGCAACCTCAGCAGCAGGGAAATCACAGCGAACCACCTATGGAGTTTGACGACGATATACCATTTGCGCCAGTAACTCTCCCCTTCCCTCGTCACGCTATTCACGCAATTTAATCAGGAGAAAATCATGCCAGCGCCTCTGTATGGTGCGTACGACGCGCGCCGCTGTTCCGGCAATTCCGTATCGGAGGTGCTGGATAAATTCAGAAAAAACTACGACCTGATAATGTCGCTACCGCAGGAAACGAAAGAGGAAAAGGAATTTCGCCATTGTATATGGCTTGCAGAGAAAGAAGAACGCGAGCGAATTTACCAGACATCAATCCGACCATTCCGCAAAGCCACATATACCCACTTCCCTGAATATATCGATCCGCGCCTGCGTAATTACCGCTCACGCTATGGCGCTATCAGTAATGACTGAGGAATTTACCATGAGAGGACTTGCATACAATCCCGGCATTCTTCCGGCAGAAATGATTATTCGCCAACGCGTAAAGCCAATGCCATCGAGAGAGGAATTGCTTAAGAGAAATTCTTTTCCATCAGTAAATCAAAACAAATATCTGAATGCGATGTGGCGGAGTGGGAAGAAATGAAACAAATGACACTAATTGAGATGGATGGTTTTCTGAAAGGTGAATGCATCCCACGAGATTTAAAGGTTAACGAAACAAACGCTGAATATCTTGTCCGTAAGTTCGGTGAACTTGAATCAAAACTAAAAACGGCGTTGCGGGAGTGTCGTTCTGCTGGAATCACGATTGATAACCTTGAGGCCAAGTGCGCGGCGCTGGTAGCGGAGAGTGCGGGGATGAAGAAGTTCTGCAAAGACGCTGCATTCGATGCCGATTACGAAGCAGAGCTAGGTATGGAGCGTGGTGGATTCAGTGATGCGCTTAACGAAATCAAAACCCCAGCCACCGATGCTTTCCTGGCTGAAGTCCGGGCTAAGGCGTTTGATGACCTTTGCGCGGCGTTCGTTAAGCACGCGTCGGTGTCCGGGCTGGACGATGGCGACTGCGTTACGGTGAAAGAGGCGACTGACGCTCTGCTGCATTGTGCGGAACAGCTTCACGAGGGAGTGCATTCATGAGCAACCTACTACCATGTCCATTCTGTGGCGGCGCAGCGCACGTTGCCAGCGAAGCAGATCACCCTGAATATGGCTCTGGCGGTCGATTCTATTTCGTTCGATGCGGTACGTGTCGCGCTCAATCTGGTAGCAAATATGCAGCGCCTGGAAATGACTGCGCGATTTTTTATTCAGAGGTTAGAGCAGAGTGGAATCAGCGAGCAAAGGAGGCAACCAGTGAGCGAAATTGACTATCAGGCACTGCGTGAGGCGGCGGAACGTGCAATTCCAGCAATGGAACGCCTGTTAATGTTGCCAGTTGATGATGATTTGTTAAGTGAACAGGAACTTAAAGATTACGGTGTGGATATTGATGCGCTCAACGCCTTCAAATTTCTGGCCGGACCAGAAACCGTGCTGGCACTACTGGATGAGATCAACGCATTAGAGGAAACGCGTATCAACGATGTTTGCCGTATTGCGGAACTAACAAAACAACTGGAGTCGGCAAAATCAAAACTCAACGAGCAGCGTGAATATTACGAGGGAGTAATCTCGGATGGGAGTAAGCGTATTGCAGAACTGGAAAGCAACGAAGTCCGTGAAGACGGAAATCAGTTTCTTGTTGTTCGCCACCCCGGGAAAACTCCTGTCATCAAGCACTGCACTGGTGACCTGGAAGAGTTTCTGCGGAAGTTAATCGAACAAGACCCGTTAGTAACTATCGACATCATTACGCATCGCTATTACGGGATTGGCGGTCAATGGGTTCAGGATGCAGTTGAGTATCTGCATATGATGTCTGACGCAGGCATTCGCATCAAAGGAGAGTGATATGACCACTATAACCGATAAGAAACAGTATCCCAGCGAGCAATATCTTAATGAGCTGATCACCAACATAGAGTTTGCTGCAAGGGCACCAGTTGAAGTCGTGAGAGCGATGGCAGCAGAGCTACAGAAGCGGCGCGAAGCTGATAGTGCAGAACCTGTAAGCCAAACTTACAAGTTGCCAGTTAATACACCTTGCCAAGATGCGCCAGCCCATATCTGGCTGCAAACGGCTGGAGTATGGCCAGAAGATGGCGAGTTAAGCGAATTAACGTGGTGCAGCCACAATCAGCACCATGATGACACGCTATATGTTCGAGCTGACCTTGTGAATGGCAACTCTCCGGTAATTCCGGATGGTTGGATAAGCTGTAGTGAGCGAATGCCGGATAAGTTAATTCCGGTAATGGTCATGTATGAAGACGGTGAGATGTGGTCTGCAATGTGGAATGGTAATCGCTGGGATGATGGCACCGAATATCCGGATCCGCACTCAGTTACGCACTGGCGTGAAATGCCAGCAGCACCGAAGCAGGAGGTTAACCGTGGCTAACCTGCAACTTGCCGTTAAAGGTGAATACTTCGATGCCATGATTCGCGGAGAGAAAACGGAAGAGTATCGCCTGTGTAATGACTACTGGAAAAAGCGCCTCGTTAACCGTAAGTATGACCGCCTGATTATCACAAAGGGATATCCGAAGCGCGACGACTTCAGTCGCAGAATTGATGTCCCGTATGACGGATATGAAATCAAGACAATCACACATCCCCACTTCGGCGATAAACCGGTAAAGGTATACGCGATAAAGGTGAATATCAGCAATGAATAACAATCCTCGCATTCGCGGGGATTTCTTTTATCTGAACTCGCTACGGCGAGTTTTGTTTTATGGAGATGATAAATGCACTTCCGAGTCACAGGTGAATGGAATGGAGAACCATTCAACAGAGTTATCGAAGCAGAGGACATCAACGACTGCTATGCCCACTGGATGCTGTGGGCGCAGATAGCACATGCAGACGTAACCAATATTCGAATTGAAGAACTGAAAGAACACCAAGCCGCCTGATGGCGGTTTTTTATTGCCTGATTTGCAGGTTCGATTCCCTATTCGGAGATAGCACTCATGCAACACGAACTACAGCCTGATTCACTGGTTGATTTGAAATTCATCATGGCCGATACTGGCTTTGGTAAAACCTTCATCTACGACCGGATTAAGTCCGGCGACCTGCCAAAAGCCAAAGTTATCCACGGTCGAGCAAGATGGTTATATCGTGACCATTGTGAATTCAAAAATAAGCTCTTAAGCCGCGCCAATGGGTAAAATAGCGGGTAAAATATTTCTCACATCTAAAAAACATCATTCCAATCAATCCCCTGCCGCGTCAAGTAGATGTCTGCAGGGGACACCAGATACCCTTCAAACGAAATCTACCTTCACCCCGTAAAAGATGGGTTTGGCAGCACACTTGCCTTATATCTACTCATTTTTACTGCAACAGGTTGAAATCTCAGCACTGTCAGAAAGCGCTGATGACTAAACAGCCCTGGGCCGGGCGATGTAACCATCACACAGAATCCTGATAGCGAAATATGGCGTGACTCGATACTTCACTCCGCAATGCATTCCTTGATGAATTCGCAGGACCGTGATACACGGGACAGGTCACTGAATGACGACAATGTCCTGGAAATCAGCGAACCGCGCATCTGAAGTACATTTGAGCGACTGTACCAGAACATGAATGAGGCGTTTGGATTAGGCGATTATTAGCAGGGCTAAGCATTTTACTATTATTATTTTCCGGTTGAGGGATATAGAGCTATCGACAACAACCGGAAAAAGTTTACGTCTATATTGCTGAAGGTACAGGCGTTTCCATAACTATTTGCTCGCGTTTTTTACTCAAGAAGAAAATGCCAAATAGCAACATCAGGCAGACAATACCCGAAATTGCGAAGAAAACTGTCTGGTAGCCTGCGTGGTCAAAGAGTATCCCAGTCGGCGTTGAAAGCAGCACAATCCCAAGCGAACTGGCAATTTGAAAACCAATCAGAAAGATCGTCGACGACAGGCGCTTATCAAAGTTTGCCACGCTGTATTTGAAGACGGATATGACACAAAGTGGAACCTCAATGGCATGTAACAACTTCACTAATGAAATAATCCAGGGGTTAACGAACAGCGCGCAGGAAAGGATACGCAACGCCATAATCACAACTCCGATAAGTAATGCATTTTTTGGCCCTACCCGATTCACAAAGAAAGGAATAATCGCCATGCACAGCGCTTCGAGTACCACCTGGAATGAGTTGAGATAACCATACAGGCGCGTTCCTACATCGTGTGATTCGAATAAACCTGCATAAAAGACAGGAAAAAGTTGTTGATCAAAAATGTTATAGAAAGACCACGTCCCCACAATAAATATGACGAAAACCCAGAAGTTTCGATCCTTGAAAACTGCGATAAAATCCTCTTTTTTTACCCCTCCCGCATCTGCCGCTACGCACTGGTGATCCTTATCTTTAAAACGCATGTTGATCATCATAAATACAGCGCCAAATAGCGAGACCAACCAGAAGTTGATATGGGGACTGATACTAAAAAATATGCCGGCAAAGAACGCGCCAATAGCATAGCCAAAAGATCCCCAGGCGCGCGCTGTTCCATATTCGAAATGAAAATTTCGCGCCATTTTTTCGGTGAAGCTATCAAGCAAACCGCATCCCGCCAGATACCCCAAGCCAAAAAATAGCGCCCCCAGAATTAGACCTACAGAAAAATTGCTTTGCAGTAACGGTTCATAAACGTAAATCATAAACGGTCCGGTCAAGACCAGGATGAAACTCATACACCAGATGAGCGGTTTCTTCAGACCGAGTTTATCCTGAACGATGCCGTAGAACATCATAAATAGAATGCTGGTAAACTGGTTGACCGAATAAAGTGTACCTAATTCCGTCCCTGTCAACCCTAGATGTCCTTTCAGCCAAATAGCGTATAACGACCACCACAGCGACCAGGAAATAAAAAAGAGAAATGAGTAACTGGATGCAAAACGATAGTACGCATTTCTGAATGGAATATTCAGTGCCAT